GCCTACAGGAATATTATAATGAAAAAAACATGGCACATCACTGGCCACAACTTAAGTGGACCCATGAGGCGTTTGAGAAATATAAAAAAGAAAGGCATTTGATTGACTTTACTGACATGATTGAAAATTATAATGAAGGGGGAATGGTTCCTCCTCTCGACGTTATTTTTGTGGACGAAGCGCAAGATTTGTGCCGATTGCAATTAAACATGATTGATAAGCTAAAGGAAAATGTTCAAAAAATATATTATGGAGGGGACGATGATCAAGCCATTTACGGATTTGCCGGAGCCGATGCAAATCATTTCATTAACCTGAAAGGAAATAAAAAAGTTCTTAAGCAGTCCTATCGATGTCCAATTTCTGTTCAAAATTTATCGCAGGAAATTATAGACCGCGTGGAATATCGTCATCCAAAAGAATGGAAGGGAACAAATAAAAAAGGTTTGGTGCAATATCACACCGTCCCCGGAAGCGTCGACTTATCCGCAGAAGGAACGTGGCTTATAGAGGCTCGAACACAGTATCTACTTTCCCGTATGGAAACTGATCTTCGTTCTGAAGGAATAGTATACATGAGGAATGGAAAACTGCCTGTCTCTAAAAAATTATTAAACGCCGTTAACTGCTGGGGAAAACTAACTGAAGGGGATGAAATAGAACTGGAAGATGTCAAGGGTATTTATTCCTACATGTCAACCCAGATTGGAATAGAGCATGGTTACAAGCACTTAAAGACAGCTACCCAGGAGAGATATGGAATGGAAGAACTGGTAATGCGCCAAGGATTGATGGGAGAGGTGGCCGGACAACCATGGGATATCGCTTTCGATAAAGTTGGGAATGATGACAAGGATTTCATCCGCGCCATGCAGGCAAGGAACTATTCCCTTACGGATGAACCAAGAATACAACTGAGCACTATTCATGCGTCAAAGGGGGGAGAAGCCGATAATGTCATGCTCCTCACTGACTTATCAAGAAAAGCTCGGTTGGCGATGCACAGAGATCCGGACAATGAATGCCGAGTGTTCTATGTGGGGGTGACCAGAGCCAAGGAAGCACTGCATGTGGTGCAGCCACAGGACTATGGGGGATTCCATATATGAGCGCTCATAAAAAACAAATAGGAGGAGATCATTATAAAAGAATGGTAATCCAGCCTAGTCATTACATTGTCAAGAATAAACTTGGATGGTATGAGGGAAATATTGTCAAGTACATTACTAGACACAGCATCAAAGGAGGGAAGCAAGACGTGGAAAAAGTTATCCACTATGCCGAGCTACTTCTTGAAGATCGATACACTCCTAAGAAGTCTAGAGGTGAAATTATGGGAGAAATAACTAGAAAACACGTTAAAAAACTAGCAAAGGAGTCTAAATGAGAAGCCTATTTCCACCAGCAGTAGATTCAGAATGGGTTGCGCCTACTACCTTTCCTGACTTATCCACACATGATCGTGTGACAATCGATCTAGAGACGTGTGATACGGAGCTGATGAAGGCAGGTCCAGGATGGCCGACTAAAAGGGGTTATGTAATTGGAATTGCCATCGCAGCTGATGGTTTTGCAGGATATTATCCTATACAGCATGAAAATGGTAACATGGATGAAAAGAAAGTTATTGAATATACTAAGTCCATATGTGAAGACGGTTCAATTGAGAAAGTGTTTCATAATGCACAGTATGATATTGGATGGCTCACTACCTTAGGAATAGAAGTTAAAGGAAGAATACATGATACCATGGTTGCCACGGCTCTTATCAATGAGAACAGATTTACCTATACTTTGAATAGTATTGCAGGCGATTATCTAGGAGAATATAAAGATGAGCTTAAGTTAAAGGAAGCATCAGTAGCTTTCGGGGTAGATCCCAAGAGTGAAATGTACAAGTTACCCTCCCAGTTTGTAGGAGAATATGCAGAGGCAGACGCAAAACTTACGTTGAAACTACATGAAAAATTATCATCGGAAATTATCACAGACAGCCTGGAGACAGTCTATGACATGGAGTGCAGGCTAATTAATGTGATTCTTAGCATGACGAAACGAGGGGTGAGGGTGGACATTCCGAAATCGTTGCGCCTTATAGAACAATTCAAGAACAAGGAAAAGAAGCTAATAAAAAGAATAGATGAATTAACAGGACTTCACGTTGAAATTTGGTCAGCTGCTTCCATAGCCGCTGCCTTTGATTCCATGAATTTACCTTATGAGAGAACGGAAAAAACAGATTCCCCTTCTTTCACTAAACTGTTCCTGACAGATCACCCCCATGAGCTGCCACGCTTGATTACACAGGCACGAGAGCTTAATAAATTACAGGGAACATTTCTTCATGGAATGTTAAAATACCAGAAAGATGGGAGAATACATGCGCACATTAATCAAATACGCTCGGACAGCGGTGGCGCCATTAGTGGTCGTTTCAGTTATAATCACCCAAATTTACAGCAGGTCCCAAGCAGAGGACAATTCGCCAATAGCATTAGGAAACTTTTCATTCCTGAGATGGGGGAATATTGGCTTAAGGCGGACTATTCGCAGCAGGAGCCTAGGCTTTTAACTCATTTTGCGAGAACTGCAAAACAAGAAGGAGCAGAAGAAGTTCAAGAGGCATATAAAAAGGAAGACCTGGATTTTCATCAACAAACAGCTGACATGGCGGGCATAGACAGAAAACTGGCAAAAACAATAGGGCTTGGAGTTATTTACGGAATGGGGTATCATAAATTAGCAAGAGAACTTGATATGGATCCGCAGGAAGCAAAGAAAATGATGAATTCTTTTCATGAAAGAGTTCCTTTTATGAAAGGAATGCTGGAGTTTGTAATGAATAGAGCCAATGAAAGGGGAACTATCAGGACATTACTTGGAAGAAAATGCCGATTCGACCTGTGGGAACCAGTGACATGGGGAGCGCATAAAGCGCTACCTTTTAATCAAGCTAAAACAGAGTATGGTTTTCCTATTAAGAGAGCGTACACATATAAGGCTCTTAACCGCTTAATTCAAGGTTCAGCTGCGGATCAGACCAAGAAAGCGATGGTGGATATTTATGAACAATTAGGGATTGTTCCTCTCATCCAAGTTCATGATGAACTGGACTGTTCAGTCAAGAATGAAAAGGAAGTAAAGGACATAAAAGAGATCATGGAAAACTGCGTGGAACTTCATGTTCCGTCCAAGGTTGACACGGACATGGGTGAAAGCTGGGGTGGGTGATGAACTGGTTGTGCATAACATTACTGGTATGTGTTTCCTTTAATCCAGAAATGGATTATAAAAACAACGATGAATTCATTAAAGATGTCACAGCGTGTACCCTTCACTTAAATTCATTGGAAGATGAATGGGAGAGGGTTCCAGTTGATTTAGTCGTGGCGCAAGCTATTCACGAGTCCGAATGGGGCCGATCACGGTTTGCAACACTCGGTAACAATTTGATGGGGATTCGCACCTTTGACCCGACAGATGACCAAATGAAGCCCATTAATAAACCTGATGTGAGCTGGGGGCTCAGGATCTTTGAGACTAAGTGTGAATCCATATCCTACTATATCGAACTGCTGAATAATAGCCACCATTATAAGGACTTCAGGGAAGAGAGAATAAAGCAGTATATCAGCGACTTGGTCGACGTTGAAAAATTAGCGGCGACACTTGCAATTTACGCTGAAGACGTGTATTATACGCAAAAAATAATCCAAACAATTAAAGAACTGAAAAACTATGAATAATAGCAGAAAACCCGGGTACATAGTATGAAATATACTAATATTTTAGGAAAAGATTTTAAATATAAAAAAGATGCAAAAGAATATTTTAATTCTATACTTTACTCTATTAAACAACCAGGTCGTGACAATCATATTACATTCACTGAAGAAACACTAATTAAGCAATCTCATGTGAAATCTTTATATAATAACTATTTAACAAATGACGAAAAAACATTATATGAGGTGTTTAGAGGGGATAAGCCCCAGGATTGGGGGTGTAAGTTTCTTAGTAATGAAATTATAAATCTTACTTTTGAATTAGAAGCTAGAAATCAAGATAGAATTCCGATTAGTCCTTCTCGTATTTTTACATGTTTTGGTGCGGCAACCACAAACTATACATTAAATGAAAAGAAAACAGCTAGATTTTTGGTTCAAAACCAACGTGATGATTTTTTAAGAAAATTTTTAAAAACGGATGAATACCTTGGTAGTGATTCAGTTTTTGAATGTGATAAATGTAAATGCCATAAAAAAATAGAGGTTCATCATGTAACACCTTTTAATGATATTTTTGATGAATGGAGAGAGAATGTTTGGAAAGAAGATCTTTTTCCAGATTCTGCTTGTTCCTCTTTTGGTGCGGAGGCTGATGAAAGTTGGTGTCAATTTCATTATAACGTGGTAATTTACCAAAAATTATGTAAATCATGTCATACAAAGGAAACTTATGGTAGAGACTAAAAAACCCGGGTATAGGGCCCAAGGAAAGAAACGAAAAGATGGAGTGAAACATGGATTTGCAATCAATCAAGAACAAATGGAATTCGAAAGACGCAAGCTTTTGGAGGAAATGTCTACTAAAATTACTAAAAAGAGTCTTAATAACATGGCCGCTGTGGCCGCTACTAAAGAGCCGGAGTATCTTGACGAGGAAGGAAACAAAAGAGAGCCCACAATGCGTATCCTATCGCTCGGCGCAGGGGTTCAGTCTTCCTGTCTCGCACTCATGGCCCAGGAAGGACTGACGAAACACAAGCCGGACTACATGATATTCGCTGACACTGGATGGGAGCCATCCTTCGTCTACGAGCATGTGGAATACCTGAAGAAAGCCATAACGATCTGCCCCATCATTACTGTTGAACGAAGCAACATCCGTGAGGATCTTATTCGTGCAGCCAATCCTATACCAGGAGGTAATGAGGAGTGGAAATCTTTCGCCGGACGTGTACCGAATCCACCACTATTTGCAGCACGTCCTGGTGGAAAGGTTGGAATGCTTTATCGGCAATGCACCCATGATTACAAGGTAATACCCATACAGAAGAAGATAAGGGAAATCCTTGGCATAAAGCCACGGCATAGAGTGAAGAAAGGAATGATGGTGGAACAGTGGATTGGCATATCAACTGATGAGGCGATGAGAATGAAACATGCCAGAATGTATTGGCTGACATCACGCTGGCCTCTCATTGAAATGAAAATGTCAAGGGCTGACTGCCTGAGGTGGTACAAGGAAAGCGGAGTGCATCCAATGCCGGGGAAATCCTCGTGCATAGGCTGCCCATACCATCATAATGATCAGTGGAAGAACATGCAGAAGAACTATCCAGCCGATTTTGAGGATGCGTGCGAGGTCGACGACAAGATTAGAAAGGGACTGAAGAACACGACGGCTGAACTGTTCCTGCACAAGTCAGCGAAGCCTTTGAGGGACATAAATTTTCTGGAGCCTAAGAAGCAAAAGGATCTTTTCGGTGAAACTTTTGATGAAGAATTCGCTGATGAATGCGAGGGTCTTTGTGGGGTTTGAGAAGGGAGTTGACTATGATCCGAAGAGCGTGCGACCGGGACCTAAAGGAGGCACGGCGCCTGAATTCAAGTGCTTCAAC